GGACAAGCATAGACGACAAGAACACTATTCCGGCGCAATAAATGAAGCTCGAGCAACACGATGAAACCTTAACCCACAGGGGAGTCTCGACTTCCGCGGTCGTCGGGCCTGGTGCAGCCGCCTCGGTCTTTGGCTCTACTTTAGAACCTCCTGGAGTCAACGTCACCACGTGCTCTGGTTTGGTCGTGGAGCTTTTGTAGAGAACATTGGACGTGCCGGCCGAGTTGGTATAGACGACCTCGTAAAGCTGACCTTGATCATCCTTGAGGTTCCATGCCTGAATTCCCGGAAGGTTCGTCCCCGTACTCACAGATTCGGCACCCGAGTCGGGCCACATAGTCGTCGTCACGCTTGACCACGTGTTCGGGTACCCTGGAGTTTTAGAAGGTGCGTCAAGTCCCTTGAGCCCGAGTGCCATGTAGTTCGTCAGGGACCCCGTTAGGGCCAGGTCGGCGATGGCGCCCGTTGATGGGGCCGGAGCACCAGGGAAATTCACATTTAGGGCTCCGGACCCCACGTCGAAACTGGCGGCCATAGCGGGAGCCGGGCTGTTAAAGGGCTGCGACATCTAATTTATATCCAGAAATAAATGAGCCTGACCAGGAACGGATACATAACTGGAGATTCCCAAGAGATAAAAAAGGAACTCACTGTTAGACCAGTGACTAATGATGCTATCGGGGTTCCAGCACCTTCCTTCAAGGTTTGGCGACGGACAACCGATGGCCGACTTTTGGTACCACGGTACTTCGGTCTTGAGCGGTGCGGGCCGCCCACCAGGGATTCCCGGAGGGCCCCTAATTCTGATCGGCCTATTGGGTTTGTGGGATCGCTTGCGAAACCGACACGACAGGACGAAGCTTTCGCTGCAGGCGTTCGAGCCTTTGAATCGGTGGGAGGTGGCGTCCTATCGATCCCGCCGGGATACGGAAAGACTGTATGCGCCTTGGCTTTTTCGGCACATCTGAAGGTCCAGACTATGATCGTCGTCCACAAGGAGTTCCTTGCGAACCAATGGCGTGACCGGATCCAATCGTTCTGTCCGGGAGCGACCATCGGGCGGGTCCAGGGGGACACGTTCGATGTCGAAGGGAAGGACTTTGTTATTGCGATGATTCAGACCATGTGCATGCGCGAGTTCCCCACGGACGCGTTCGACTCCGTGGGGTTGCTCGTGGTGGATGAGGCCCATCACATCGGAGCGCCCGCATTCTCCCAATTTATGTTCAAAATTTGCCCCAAGTACACTTTGGGGCTAACGGCCACGCCTGATCGCAAGGACGGCCTGACTCGGCTCCTGTACTGGTTCCTAGGACCAGAGTTCTTCAGGATAGAGCGGACGGCGCAAAAGTCTACGCGGGTCGAGACGCTTCACTACATCGATGAAGCGTTCAAAGAAGGGCCGCCGCTTACGCGCTTTGGGAAGATCAACATGGCTGGAATGATCAGCCAGCTTACTGAAATCGAGGCGCGGAACGACATGCTTCTTCGGACGGTCCAAGAGGCCCTGGCCCTCAACAGACGCGTCCTGATCCTCAGCGATCGCCGGGAGCATTGCTTCTATTTACAAAGTAAATTAGGGGACGCCTTAAGTGGCCTGTACGTCGGCGGCATGAAGGAGGCTGAACTGGCCCAGTCGGCTGAGAAGCGCGTGGTCGTCGCCACGTTTCAGCTCGCCCAAGAGGGACTGGATATCCCAGTCTTGGACACGGTGATCCTATCGACTCCAAAGTCGGACATAAAACAGTCGATAGGACGGATCATGCGTGAAACCAAGGGGAAATTGAACGACCCATTGATCTACGACGTCGCTGACCATTGGTCCGTTTTTCACGCAATGTACCGCAAGAGGTGCAAGGTTTATACAGAGGGTGGGTTTCAGATGGGTGGAGGTGCGCCCGAACCTGAACCCGAAGTCAAGCCGATCAACGGCGGTCGGTGTCTATTCACTTGAGAACCATGCGGTCCCGCAAGTACTTGGGCGCGAACGACATCATATACGTCCAGTACTCGCCGGCACCCAACACCTCGAACCGTGCAATGTCCATGCTTTGACTCGCGGCCCGGACTATGTACCTGATCATAGGTATCACATGGGCCTGTCTATAATCAAACTCGCGCAAGTCGAGCTTCACAACCAAGAGACGATTGTCCGCCGCAAGGATTTCATGCATTTCCTTGGTTCCCTCGATCGTCTCTTCGCTGAATCCATCCGCGTCCTCTATAGACGTGGGCTGTTCCTTGATGAAGGCGCCGCCATCAAGTTTGAGATAAAGATGGTCCGAGTCGCTCTTGAGCCGGTACCACATCATAAATGACCCGAATCGGCCCATACCTACCTTTAGTTCTGAGATTTAAGAGCGTCCGTGAGCGCGAGGCCGAAGACGCCGATGACGAAGAACATGACGAGGTAATTGCACTCGGTCGCATCTTGCTGAGGGGCCGAGAGGTTCTTTATGGTTTCCATTTTAATAGGCGAATAGGAGGGTGGTCGGGGAGCGACCGGGTCCTCGAATGGGGCGTAGGACAATCCCATCTATTACTTATTGCTCGACATTTTTTGTTGGAGCCTTCCATTTACTATACGCGTAGATGGCCGCCATTATGATTAATATACACGATATCACTATCAATGCGATGGCCCATCCTGGAAACGCTTTCTTCTTGGGTTCTTCTGAGACGGCCGATGCCGGAAGTGATGGTGACGGTGCCTCCACTCCCTTTACGGAAACGGGTGGAGGCGCCGAAGGCAAAGTCACTCCACTGACCGAGACGGATGGAGGTGGCGTCAGTGCAGGCAATCCAGACACAGCGGCGCTCATTATACTACTTTACTAAGAAATAACTGGGGTAGAGGCGTTAATATTGTTAATCGTATTATTGATCCACGTCAACTGTTGAGCCTTTATCTCCTCCTTGCGTGCGGCTGGCACGGCGGCCCACGTGGCGCCAAACTTGGTCGAGGCGGCCGGCACCAGTCGGTTCAATACATTATCCTGATAAAACTGCTTGAGTTCATCCGGTAGCCCCTTGAACTCGGCAAGGTCCATGATGCCCATCGGTGATGATGCGGTATAGAACGACATCTGAGGGCCCATGAAAATCTTCACGGCCATCACCAGCACTATGAACCAGAGTGCTATACGCTCCCAATCGTACATTTCTATTTATTGTGTATTTTAATTACAATTGGACCTCCTTCTTCTTGGTCTTGGGGCCACGCTTCTTGCTACCGCCACCCACGGTGACCTCGCGCGTATCGGGATCGCCCATGTCCACACTCACGATGTCCGACACCGATTCGTCATCGCCGCCACCCGGGCGCGTCTGCAGCGGGGGAGGCGGGCCCATCATACCCATCAGGGACCCGAAGTCCATACCCGGGCCGCGCATGTCGCGACGCAGACCCTGCTGCGGAGGCTGACCCGCGCCCTCGACAGGCGAGCCGAAACCTTGGTTCGGCTGCGAACGCTGAACAGCATCGACCATGTTACGCATCAGGTCCGGATTCTGCTTCATGACCTGAGAAACGTTCGGGACGGCCGCCTTGAACATAGAGTTGGTCAAGTGGAACATCATCGCCGAGCCACCGACCATCATGATCAGCTTGACCTCAGGAGCCACCTGGACCTTCGTCTTGTACTTGTTGTACAGATCCTCGAAGACGCCGTCATAGTCTTCGACGTTCTCCATGGTGTTCTGGGACCAACCATTCAGCTCCAGGTCGAACGGGTCGAACTTCTCATTCAGGAACTCGAGGCCCGTGATGGCCGCGACCAGCATGCGACGCTGGAACTTGATGGAGCGCTCGACCTCGATGGAGTAAGTCATGCGCTTGTATTCGGTACGGACCTCGTCAATGTCCGAGTAGATGTTCAGGCGGGCGCTCGAGGTGAAGCCCTTCTTGATGAGGCGGCTAATTTTGTTCAGCAAATCAGCCTTCTCATCCTCGATCGAGCTGTAGCCCTCAGAAGGCACTTGACCACCACCACCACCCTGGTACTGCTGCTGCTCCTGACCCTCCTCACCGTCGTCCATATCATCACCCTCACCACCGTCAAACTCTTCAGGTGGCGGAGGTGCTTGGGCCGTACGCTTCCCTGGATTCATGAACATGTCCAGCCCATCGTCCGGTGCAAACTGCGGCTGGGGCGGGCCGGCAACCTTCTTGGCGAAAGGGCTCGGCCGGCTTGGCTTGGCCCGCAGGGGAACCGTCTTTTTGCCTGGAACCTGGATGGAAATCTCATCCATCAGGCGCGACTCGTCATCATTCAAGTTCATGGAGGGGCCGTCACCGCTAGCATCTATGGAGATGTCCATTAAGACCTTTGTAGAAAGGAACCTGTTGGCTTTAACGCGAAATCATGGTTCCGAAGGAATTATGATTTCAGCCCGACTTTAAAATTAAGACCTGGCCAGATTCAACAAGGCTCCTTGGGGCCCGGTTGAAAAATAATATCGATAAAAAGTAAATGGCTGCCCTTATCATCGGTCTGCTCGTGACCATCCTGGTTATGCTGGTCCAGGGCCAGAAGAGCCGCTACGCGTGGGAGCCGGCCCCGCTCGTGACCAAGCCCGGGCCGTCCGTCCAGGCCCAGCCCGCGAGCCTGTTCGCCATCCGCCCGTCGCTCGAGTGCACCCCTGGCCCGTCCGAGAAGTCCTCGTACCTGTCCTCGGGTCTGACCCCAGGTGGCCTGTGCGGTGACCAGGCGTTCATCCACGACCAGATGCGCGACTTTGCGATCGCCGACGGTATCGGCGGTTCGCTGCTGGAGAAGTAAAAAAACCTCAATCTAAAGTAAATGTGCGACACCGAGGTGTACACTCTGCGCGTCGACTCGCTCGGCGCCACGTCGAACACGAGCTTCGTCGGGTACATCAATATTCCACTTCGCAACGTGGTAAAGGCCGAGCTGCTTTGTGCGAGCGTTCACGGAAACGCCTCGAGTCTCAGC